CACTTCTGTAAAGCTCCTAGGTTCAAAAGTTTTCTGATAGCCTTGAAAACAAAGGAAGGGATGCCCTATGCCAAACCCAGCCAAGCCGATTGAGCAAAAACGCTTACTAGGCAACCCTGGTCATCAGATTTTGCCGAAAGAAGGCGAATTGGCCTCAATCGCGCCTGGACAGCGCCAACCAGTCCGAGAACTCGGTCAAGACGGCTTACAGCTCTGGGATGATGTCTACAAATACGCCTTGCCTTGGATTGGTGCGATAGATGTCCACCTGCTCCAGATGACTTGCGAGCAATACGACAGACGGCGCGAGATTATGGAACGCTTGCAGCACGACTACGACTGGCACTTATACAAACAACTCAATGACTTAGAAAGCATCATCTCGTCAAACATCAATAAGCTCGGCTTTTCACCAGAGGCTAGATCAAGACTCGGTTTAGCCGAAGTCAAGCGAGAGTCAAAGCTAGAAGAACTATTTGCCAGAAGGACAAAGCGTGAGCTTGAAAAGCGTCAGTAACTGGCCCCCACTTTGGCTAACACCCATGACTCAGGCTGAATTAGACAACGGCGAGGGAGAAGATGTCATTGACTTTGCCGAAGCCTTTGGAATTATTACAAAAGACTCGGTTGCGGGCAAAGCAGGTACGCCTATGGAACTTAGACCTTGGCAGACAGAGCTTTTGCGCCATTTATTCGCTCACGATGACAAAGGGCTAAAAAACAGAGTTTCTTATGTCGGGGTTCCAAGGAAAAATGGCAAAAGCTCACTTATGTCGGTTGTTGCCGCCTATGGGCTTGTTGGCTCAGGAATTAGAGGTGCAGAAGTCTATTCTTGTGCTGCTGACAAGGATCAGGCTCGCCTAGTATTCGGTGATACCAAGAAATTGATAGAAGCAAGCGAATTATCAGAAATCTGTAAAATTTACCGAGATGCGATTGAGGTTCCAAGTACCGGTTCGGTTTACCGAGTGCTGTCAGCCGAGGCTTTTTCCAAAGAGGGCTTATCGCCAACTCTCACTGTTTTTGATGAGGCTCACGCCCAGCCCAATAGGGCGCTCTGGGATGTTATGCAACTTGCCCAAGGTGCGCGAGGCAACCTTGCCACGATGATTGCCATTACAACCGCTGGCGTAAAGTCGGACAGCACAGGCGGGGACTCAATCGCTTATGAGATGTATCAGTATGGTCAAAAAGTTACAAGAGGTGAAATAAAAGACCCAACTTTCTTTATGGCTTGGTGGGAAGCACCTCAAGACATGCCTTATGACGATCCTGCAACTTGGCAACTGTCCAACCCTGGCTTTGATGACATTTGCGCTCGGTCAGACTTTGAATCAGCCGTTTTGCGTACTCCAGAGTCAGAATTTAGGCGTAAAAGGGTAAATCAGTGGGTTTCATCAAAAGATAGCTGGTTACCCTCTGGCGCGTGGGAAAAACTGCAAGTTGACTCCGATTACAACGAAGATGACGAATTTATCATTGGTTTTGATGGTTCTTGGTCAAATGACTCGACAGCAGTGATTGGTGTTCGGTTACCAAGAGATGAGAACGATAAACCACACATCTTTACAATCGCTGTTTGGGAAAAGACTTCAGAAGATGACGCTAGCTGGCGTGTTCCGACACTAGAGGTCGAAGATGTCATCATTCAGTTCTGCACCAAATACAGAAATGTCCGAGAACTTGTGTTTGACCCCCCACGCTGGCAAAAGACGATGGTAATGCTTGAGGACATGGGTTTTCCAGTTGTAGCCTTTCCAACTTACTCAGCCGCTCGAATTGTTCCTGCTTGTCAAATCTTCTATGACGCTGTGACCGAGCAAACAATCACACATGACGGCAATCCGGTGCTAACAAGGCATTTAGACAACACAGTCGTCAAATCGGACAGACAGGGCAGAAGGATCACAAAAGAGTCTGCCAGCAGCCCAAGAAAGATTGACGCTGCTATTGCTGCTGTAATCGCTTTAGACAGGTGTATAAATAGCAGTAAACTAGAGGATGAACTAACACCGCAATTTTTCAATTAGGTTGGTAATGACAGCGACTATTCTCCAGGCGACAGGCATCCTGACAATCTCACTCGGTGCGGCCTTTATTTATCCACCAGCCGGCTTAGTTCTACTAGGAGCTGGACTTTTAGTATTCGGTATAGCCATTGAAAGAAGTAAGTAATGCTAGGTAACCTTTTCGAGCAACGTGCCGTCAGTTTTCAAACTATTTGGGGTGCAGGTGAGCCATTCGGTTTACAAAGCGAAGCTGGCGTAAATGTCACTACCAAAAAGTCTTTTGAGATTGTTGCTTTCTTTTCAGCAGTAAGTCTTATCTCTGACACCATTTCAACTTTGCCATGTGGGGCTTACCTAAGAGTCGGGCCAATCCGCCGACCCTTGAACCCCAGACCTGTTTGGTTAGATCAGCCTGACATTGACCTAAGCACAAGAGCAGCGTTCTTTCAGCAGGTCTTTTCAAGCTTGCTCGTACATGGCAATTCTTACACTCGCGTATTCCGCGATGCACAAGGACAAGTTGTAAACCTAGTAAACCTAAACCCTGAAAAGGTTGAAGTAGAACGCTCTAAGATTGGTCGAAAGGTTTACATCTATCAAGAGGAAAATAAACCACTTTCGGGTGACGAGATTATTCACATCGTTGACCTCATCCTGCCAGGCGACCTAAAAGGACTAAGCAGAGTAGAAACTCTAAAGCAGTCACTTGGTCTAAACATTGCACTAAGCGATTACGCAGCTAGGTTCTTCGGTACTGGTGCTTCTGCTGCTGGGGTTATTGAGTTTCCTGGCAACCTAACTTCAGAACAAGCCAAACAGCTTGCTGATGGTTTTGACGCTCGACACCGCAACGGAACTAGACGCGCACACAAGACAGGTGTTCTATCGGGGGGAGCTAAGTTTGTTTCTACACAACTTGACCCTGAATCATCACAGGCTTTGGAGTCACGCAAGTTTGCAGTAGAAGAAATTGCAAGAGCTTTCAATGTTCCACTACACCTTTTAGGCGTTCCTGGCACAGCTAGCTACGCATCAGTTGAACAAAACAACTTGCAGTTTGTTTCTATGACCCTTCGACCAATGGCCGAAAAGGTAGAAGCAGCTTTCTCACGCTTACTACCAGGCGATGCCTTTATCAAGTTTCAGTTCAACGATCTTCTCCGCGCTGACTTAGAAGCTCGTATTCGGTCATACTCGGTTGGAGCGCAAGCAGGTTTCTACTCGACTAACGACATTCGCAGACTAGAGGACATGCCACCGGTAGATCAAGGTGACCAGTACCGAGTGCCACTAGCCAACATTGCTTTGGCTGACACTGAAACCATTACTAACGAAAAGAAGATTTACATGGTTTCTCAGTTGGTCCAGTCAGGATTCTTGCCAAGCGAAGTTCTAGCCGCTCTTGGTCTTCCAGAGATTGCACACACTGGCTTGCCTTCGGTACAGCTACAAGGTGTCGCTCAAGTCAACCCTGACGACCCGCAAGCTGTTTACGAGGTCTAGGCATGGTTCTTACTAGCCTTATAGCAATCGGAACAACTAGACAGCAGATAGTTGGCCCAGCTATTCAACGACAGGTTGTTCACTTGCACAATCAAATGAAGTCAGGAGCGCACTACATTCACATTGGCAATGAAACTGTAACCACTACAAATAGTATTCACCTAGACCCAGCAGAATCAAAGGTCATAACCTTAGAGCCTTTAGATGGTCTTTGGGCGATTGCCACTGCTGCTAACCAAGATTTAGGAATTTTCATAGTTAGGCAAAGCCAATAATGCCTTACTACATCACAGACAAAAACGCAGAGTGTTCCAACTGGGCTGTTGAAAAGCAAGATGGCGAACTTATTGCTTGTCACGATACAAAAGAATCAGCCATTGACCAAGCAGTAGCTATAAGCATTGCTGAAGAAACTGAGTTTGTCGGCGAAAGAGCAGCAATCGGTTCACTAGCTATTGGTGACTTTGTTTCTTGGTCGCCACTCGACCCAAGAGTTGCTTCACAGATTGAAATGGTTGAAGGTCAGTTTGCTATCGTTCGACTGTTTGAATACGAGGATGGCATTTTTGAGCCAACCGACAAGATGATGGTCATAAATGTTTTCCAGTTGGAAAAGATACCTACCCCAAAGATGATTGCTGTCGAGATGGAGCAGGTCGAGGAGATGCACGAGCCTCATGACCCTAACCTGCCAGACAATTACAGACCAGCTTTATCTGACGATGTTCCAGAGGGCAGGGCTTGTGGCAACTGTTTCTTCTATGACGAGTCAAGAGTAAACGCTGAAGGTAACCAAGCTTGGTGTGAGCGTTGGGATGCTTTTGTAGAAGGTAGCTATTACTGCAACGCTTGGCAAGCAGACCAAGAGGGAAGGGACATTGACCAAAACGCCCCCGCCTACATGAGAGCAGCAGCTCGCAGAGGCCTTGAGTATTACGAAGAAGGTCTTGCTGGTGATGGCGTAACACCTGGCACTATCCGCGAGGCTAGAGAAATGGCTGAGGGTCAAGTATCTGATGACAAGTGGGTTCGTTTAGCTGCTTGGATTGCTCGTCACCTAGTTGATCTTGACTCACCAGACGCAAATCCAGACTCTGACAATTATCCATCTGCCGGTGTGGTCGCACATTTGCTTTGGGGATCAGGGCCAAGCAAGCGAGCAGCGCAACGGACTAAAGACTACGCTGATTCGGTTGTTGCTAGAATCAGAGCAGAGGAAACTAACAGTATGGACAAGAAAAACAAGTGGCTTGATGTAGCTAGAGCAATCCAGCTAAAGATTGACGGCCCACAGGCTCAGTCAAAAGAGCCAGAGGTAAGAACCAACAGCGTTGACTTTGAAGTCAGAGCTGAGGGTGACGGCATGACCTTTACAGGTTACGCTTCTGTGTTCAATAGTCCATCAGAAGATTTAGGTGGTTTTGTCGAGTATGTCGCTCCAGGTGCTTTCAAGCGTTCTTTACAATCTCGCAATGAGGTCAAACTTCTTTGGAACCATGACTCAGGTGAGCCTCTGGCTTCCCTAAGAGGTGGCACTATGCAACTCGTTGAAGATGAAGTCGGACTAAGAGTTACAGCTAAGCTTCCAAACACAACTAGGGGCCGCGACATTGCCGAGCTACTTCGCACCAAGGTA